AGCTGAAATGTTCTGATTTCTGATCTGTTCAGCTTTCGTAGAGGAGACTTCAACTTTCTTTTTCATCAAGAAGCCTTGAAGAACTATTTCGGACATTAAAAAAGTGAGATTATTTTCTTCTCTTTGATGGGAGCAGCTTTTGGAGTCTCTGCTAGAGATTCAAAGAAAGCTTTCGATTTTTCGATGAACCATTCTCTATTCTTCAGCTTTTTCCAATCTGAAGTAGATTTTATCTTTTGGAGAAGAGAGGCGTGATCAGTTTTTTCTATCTTGTCTTTTACAGTCTCTACTGAGACTAGAAGATCTTCTCTCAGAATCTGTGAAATCTCAGGATGTTCGATGAAAGCCTGTTCCCATTGACAGCTATCTAGAACGAACGGTATACAATCTTTAGTGAGAGCATCCCAGAATCTGATAGAAGAAAAATCCGTATCTTCGTAAGAAGGAATAACCAGAGTGAACTCGCTCTGTTCTAACATTTGAGCATAATCTGATCTCTTGACTGTGGTATCAATGTCCAATTTTGGAAATTTGACCAGGAAGTTGATGTTATGCTCGTTCAGCGCTGTTAGTTGGTGGTAGAGAGACTCTCTGTCTTCTGTAACTACCGTGAATCCAAAAGAGAATTTCTTAGACTTTTTTCTTTTTCTGTCAAGTTCTTGAGCAAAGCTCCACTCGACAAAAGGAAAGTATTGAGCATTGATGCGAGAATTCTCATAGAAGAAAAAGTTCTTCTCATCAGCTCCGTTGATCTTGTGCCAATGTCCTTCTTGGGGATCGACAAAGATGTGAAGAGTCGGAAGGCTCTTGCTTAAATGATAGCCGATGAAAGACATTTCATAAAAAGACCGCACTGAAGCAAAAGTAGGAACCTTCTGAGTCTCAAAGAAAGAAATTCCTTTTTCTTCTGATCCGCTCTTAAACTGAGAGCGGATGTCGTTGTGTATGGTGATCAGTTGAGTGATGCCTAAGTCAGAGACTGCCTTTTCTAAGAACTGTACCTTTTCTTCTACCGTGTCAAAATCGAAATAATCAGCCATGTCGTAAGATCTAATGGCTGGAAAATTGTCGACTCCAAATCTCCCTTTGATCTTGTCAGGGTTTTTGGTAAGCCAGACAAATTCCTTTTCAGGAAAAAGTGAGGTCCATCTTAAAAAATGATACGGTTCGTATTCGACTCGAGCGAAAGGCGGTCTAGTTCTTACAATTGCAATCATTAGAAAAGAGACATTATTTTCTTTTTCTCTGGAACTGGTTCCGGAGAAGGTGTAGGGATTTCAGATTCAATTTCTATCGGAGAGTCCTCGACTTCAGAATTAAAAATTCTTCTCACTTGTTCTTTGAAGAGCTCTCTCATATTCCATTTTTCTACCAATGCTTTGAGTTCTGATTCGTTACTAAAGTAACAATCTAGATCTCCGAAAACTTTCTTCATCTTATCAGTTTCCGTCCAGACAAAAACTGGAAGACCTTTTAGAAGAGGCTCGTAAAAAGTTGCTCCTAAATAAGAAGACTGTTTGCCTTTTCCGATGTAGATCGTCCAATCGAACTTTCTGAGAAAATTAGGTAGTTCTATGTTATTTATGTACTTGCCGTTACCTCTGATGTTTTCTTTCAATTCATCTGATCGAGATCCGGCGAAGGTAATGTCCACGTTGCCGTTGAATAATTTATCACAGACAGAAATTCTCTCTGCAGTGAAGAGAGGAACATAGACTCCTTTCTTCTCATATTCTGACTTGCCTCTGATACCTGAAGTAGGGAGATCATAGAGAATAATGTCAGACAAATAAGACACTGTAATTTGATCTTTGACCGGTCCGTCCCATACATGTTCATCAGCCCAATCTGTAATTTTGTTCTCATTCATCAACAGGGTGACGTTGGTCCAATCTTCTTTTCTTTTGACTTTGTCGAGTATGCCTGGATTCTTAATTAAGAAGTTCTCGTTCTTTGCTCTATTTTCAATGTAGTCTCTAAGATCATAGAAACCAGAGAAAAGTTCATCGTTATAGAAGACTGTTGCAGGCTTTTTCCATTCTTTGAGAGCTCTGGCAAAATCTACACAGCATTCTCTGACTACTCCACCAAAAGCATTATAGTTTTCGTGGTGGATGAAGAGCATGTCAGCTGAGACCATGTCTTCTACGAGTTCGAACTGGTGTCCTCTGAACAGCTCTCTAAAATAAAGAAGATTGTTCTTGCCGATGTTGCCTTTGGTCGTACAGCGAATGTAGTACTTCGCTTTAGGCCATAGCCTGATTGGAAGAGTGATGTCTTTAGCCGGTTTAGTCTTCTTGGGATACTTCCCAAAATAGAATAGCATCACCGATTTGACGCTTTCATCAGGTTCGTTAAAATTTGCTATTTTCATTTTTCGTTTTTTAAGATTCTTTCCACCAGGGCTAGACTTGATCCGATAACTTGATCCATGTCATAGTACTTGTAATCAGCTAATCTACCGCAAGAGTGTTTACCGGTCTCTTTGAAGCGAGCCACGTATTTGCCGTGCAAATTGTTGTTCTTATCGTCTGCAATGGGGTAATATGCTTCGCTTCCTCTCTTCCAAGCTGCAGGGTACTCTTTAGTCACCCAGGTAACTTCTGAAGAGTGACCACCGAAATGTTTATGTTCCAAGATTCGAGTCCAAGGTATTTCAGCCTCATTGTAATTGATCACTGCCATGCCCTGATAATCAGAAACTTCTTCTCTCTTGGTATCAAATTCAAGACTTCTCCATTCGAGCTCTCCTTCGTCCCAACCGAAATACTCATCCAAAGGACCAGTGTAAAGAACATTTTCAGCTTGTGAATCCCAGAATTCTCTATTGAGGTGATAGTCTATATTAAGTGTGACGTCTACGCCCTTTAAACAATTTTCAAAAATTTCAGTGTAGCCATTTTTTGGAATGCCACAGTAATCTGCATTATGAAAATAAGTGTCATCGAAATTAGTACGAACAGGAATCCTCTTGATGATTCTAGAAGGAAGATTTTTTGGTTTAGTACCCCACTGCTTTTCAGTGTAGCCTTTTACAAAAATTTCGTAGAGATCTGGACCGATCTGCTTGATGCAGTGAGACTCTAGATTGTCTTCAGTTAGATCGCCATAAGCAGGATCGTAAATTAAGTGTTTGAACTGTTCGAAATATGCTTCTGCATCTTTCGGAGTCTTAATGTTCTCATCTATCTCGTTCAGAGTCTTAAGATTGATCGGGAAGGTGTAGTACTTTCCTTGATAAAAGCACTTCACCTGATGGTGATACTTTTTGAACTCTGTGAATTGAGTGACCCAATCCCATACTTTCTTAGAGTTCGTATGGAAGATATGAGCTCCCCATACGTGGATCGGAATTCCATCTTTAGTCTCAGTATAACAGTTACCGCCGATAGTTTTTCTTCTGTCTATCACTAGACATTTTTTTCCAGCCTTAGTCATTTCATGAGCAAATACCGCTCCGGCTAGACCTGATCCTACTATGAGCCAGTCGTAACGCTGATTTGGGTAGGGTACGCTGTGAGTTTTTTCGTTATCCATTGTTCTAAGCTATTGTTCTCAGAAGAAGGAAGAATGCTTCCTGCTTCGAGATGTTCTATATATGCCTCTACAAATTCTGAAGCTTTTCCTTTTTGATCTACGAGATCATCTTGCATCTGAGGAAGTTCAATTGAAATAAATTCTTCGTCTAACATTTCTCTCACTAATTCAAAATGTCTTTCGTAGATATGCATTGAGTGAACAAAATGCGTATAAGTTCCGAGCTCCAGATCAGAATATGTTTTTCTGAGGAGCTTCCACATTTGCGTCTGTAAAGCACAGAAGAAAGCTACGTCAGTGGCAGTTCCTAATATGGCATCATTACTCCTCATTGTAATGGTAAAATTTAGTTTATTTTCTCGAATTTGGAAAATGCCAGAGAGGGTACAAACAAAATCTTTGTTACCGTTCCATTGATGATCGGGAGTATTGAAGTGCATTATGGCCTGACGAGTATCTTTGTCAGAGACTAAAGAATCATAAGCCCATTCCCACTGTGTCTTTCCGTGATCATTCTTTCTGTTAAAAAGAAGATAGCCGTAAGCACTGTTTAATGTTCCATCCGGATTAGCGACCTGCTTCCAAAAAGAAGCATATTTCTGGATGAATTCGAGATCTCGTCTGCCTCCAAAATACCACAAGAATTCTGCAGCAATGTATTTTTCTTGACTACCTCTTCTCGTATTTTCATAAAGACATTGGAGAGGGTTAGAAAAAGTAAAACTGAAATCAGTTATTTCGTTGATGACCATTCCTCGTGGTGCGCATGCATACTCAGGGTTCTCTATCAGATTCCAGAGAAGATCTCTGTAACATTCTGCGAAAGATTCACCCTTAATCGATTTGTTCATAAAGAGTTTCGGTTTCTAAAGATTTTTGAATAAATTCTATGATCTCTTGGTGGATCGAATCGATGTTTCTCTCTCCGCATTCTATCAATCTCTTGTGATGGATAGAACTAAGACCATAGCCTCTGATGAATGCTGATCTCTCATAAGAAATATCTTCTCTCTTGTTAGAAAGAGAATTTCCATCATCTCTGCTCATCAATATGTCAGGGACATTGACGAGAACGATAAGCATCAGTTGATCTTTGAGAGCATCTACAAAGGTCTTTTCAATGTTGAAAACATAATCACCATTGTAATCCCTGTACTTTGGAGAATAGACAGATTCTCCTAAATGAGATCTGTTAAAAATGAAATTCCTACCAGAGCCGAGATTTTCAAACATCACCTTGAACATGTCTTGGTAGAGACGTTGGTTGTAGGATAGATGATCTTCTTTCGTCTTAAAGGGGACTTTAGCATAATGAAAGACGTGGAAAGTCTCATCTTTGAACTTTTTCTGGATAAGACCTATTTGAGTGTCTTTACCGCAACGATCCATACCTTCGATGATGATGTATTTCTGAGCCATCTTAGTCCTTTATTTTAATTTTAGCGATGAATTTGTAAAAGTTTCTCTTGTCAACAGAGAAAAGTAGATACCACTTGGACTTGAATTTAGAGATAGCTCTATATCTCTTCAAATCTCGAGTGACTTGGGGTGCGTGTTCGTCCCAGAGACCAGAGTATGCCTTGACTTCAGTGTAATCTCCCATCGGATCGATGAGATCGTGCCACATGATGTCTGATTCTGAGTAACCGTAATTTTCTATGAGATAGAGTTCTGCGATTTTTCCTTGACGGACTTTATTACGAATGTCCTCGAGACTTCTTCCTTTTCGTGCTTCGTCTGATTGGTAGATTCTAACTGATTCTGATTCTACCATCATTTCCAATCTTTCTTTGTCTTTTAAGTCTTCTTCTGAAAAGACTATTCCATCAAAAATCGTCATTTGTTATTTTTAAGTCGTAGGTGGTGAAGTCTTTGAAGTCTTCCTCATCCGCGATTATTCTTCTCTCTACTGAATCTCCTGGCATGATTCTCTCGGCTAATCTCTGTCTTCTTTTTTCTTGATCAACGTCTAAAAAGATGATAAAGCTCTTCTTTCTTTCGTCTTCAGATATGTGTGAGATTCCTCCAGGCGTCATGATGAAAAGATCGTCTTTTTCGAATTGGATTCTAGAAGTACCATACTTCCAACCGTTAAAAGAGACCCATTCGTACCACTCGTCTTTTTCTATCATTTCTGAGAATTTCTCTTCAGAAATGAAAATGTAATCGACTTCGTGGACTTCTCCAGGGCGAGGAGGGCGTGTTGTATATGAAACTGCGTAGGTGAGACCTCTGTTTTCTAATCTCTTTCTCAGATGATCTTTACCAGAAGCTGCCTTTCCGACTAAGATGATTCTGTTCATATTAAGCCTCCACAATTAGTTCTTGATCTTCATCGTCTTCTAAGAAATTCTTTTTCAGAGTTTCTAAAACCCCCTGTGCAGCATCGAGTTTTTCCGTGTATCTTTTGATCTCAGCCAAAAGATCAGGATGCTCTCCAATTCCAACAGGGTTTGTAAAATAGACCGATAAAATCGCTTTGGCCTCAGCTTCCTGGGCCTCGTAGTGGCGTAGCGTCGCCTCAAACAAAAGATTCTGTGACATGTTCATTGTTTATTGTATTTTTTCGAATTCAAATTTCCCTCGGAGCAGCTGCAGATGAGCCTTACCCTTAGATTCTTGTGTTTTGTATTGTTCAAAAGTCTCTTCATCGACTCCTAGATACTTATAGATCTGATCATTATGAAAGACTACGGTAAGTGTCTTCTCCCAGTGATTGTAGACACTCTTCTTAATGTTAGAAGATTCTTCAGTGAGAAGATGTTCTTCTAGAATTTGTTTTGGTTTTTCCATTGAATAGTTTTTTCCAGATTTGATTCTCGGGATTGTCTAATTTCATTCCTAGATATTTTCCGACTACGCTGCCAGAAATATAAAAAATGATCACTATGAAATTTCCCTTGAATAGGTTATCGATTGAATAATAGACAGAGACTAAAGAGACTAGATTTATCCAGACTGAGTTCAATAGTAAAGGTCCTATCTTATTCTGATAAGTGTACTTAATTTCTAGTACTTTAAAAATGTTAAATAGAGTCTGAGATAAAAATACGATAAGCTCGGTCCACATCAATAATTTCCTTCTTTCTAATTCTATAGAAGAAAGACCTTTTGTTTCAAAGCTTTACGTTAATTTCTTTAGTCTTGTAGTCAATCATCGAAAATCCTTCGGGTTCAAAGACTAGAGGTTCTGGTGTGCGGAATATCGGTACTCTCTTGTCATAGTTCCAATAGAGCCAGATGTCCCAAGCATGCCACTTCTCATTTATGAGCTTGTGTTGGATGCTCTTTTTCTCGTTCTTAAGAACCATGTAGCAGTGAGCGGTGATGAAATGATCTATCTGGGTGTAAGGCCCCATCGGAATTGAAGTATCTCTCTTGGAAGCATCAGAAGCCAACCCATATCCAACGTTAGCAAAAGTAACTAGAGAACCTTGGTGGCTTTCAGCAAATTCTAGAGCATGATGAAGTCTAAAAGCCATGTCAGCTGGAGAAATGTTAAAAATTACATCACCTTCTATCACGACGAGAGCATCTAAATCTTCGCTGAATTCTTCCAATAGTGCTCTACGATGAGCCTGATATGCTCCGTAATGTCCATAAGAAAGCCAAGGGCTTCCATCTGCAGGCTGAGAATCTCTGATCATGCTTGGATCTGCGCATTCTTCTACAGGCAGCTCAGTTCTATTCGGAAAACTGAAAAGCTGTGTGTAAGCTGAGACGTATTGCTTGACTTCTGACCATTTTTCTATGGACAATTTCTGCTTATCTCCGTAAGGTCCGTCTAGAGGCTTTAACAGCAGATGAACTATCTTGATCTTTCTTTTTCGATCTATGTCAAAGAGTCTTTCCTTTCTAGCCTCAAAAACAGCTTTGTCAATGGAATCGTATTGTGAATTTTTCTGGTGGATCATGTCAGTGTTACCACCATAAAGATCAGGGTGCTCGTGTTTGATGATCACTCTGTCAAAATAAGTCTGCTTGCCCAGTAGGTAGGCTAGATCCATAAAATCGTTATCGCAATAGACGTAAGAATAGCTAGGATGATAGACATATCCGAATCTTTGATAGTATCTTTTTCCTAGAATGCATTGAGTGTTCAATCTTCTACCCCAAAAGCCGTCATTGAAATGTAAAACGCCGTCAGTGTCAGGGTAGTGAGTTTTCATCTCATCTAAGATGATTTGATCATAGCCGAGAACTGCTGGTACTGTATCATCTGCTGCGAGCACTATCACATCCCAGTCTTCAGAGAAGGAATCTAAATCTCTGTTCAGCGCGTCAATTTTGTTCTTGCTCGCGCCTACCGTCAAGGTTGTATTGGGATAGCTTCTGATCAGCGATTTGACTTCGTCCGAGTTCATTACAGAATCGTCTTCGTCAATGCTGACTAAATAAATGACTCGACCGCTCGTCGAAAGTTGATGAAACTTATCGAACGTCGAGAAGAATAGATCTCTCCGACCTCTAGTCGGAAATTTGATCAGAAGCCTCATCAGTGAGAGAGAATTCTTTTGGTGCAAATTCAGAGTTTACGTGACCACATGCGCTGCATGCAAAAACTGGAACAGGTATTACAGTGTCACTAGGAGATCCGGTGATCAGTCTGCTAACTTTTCTCAAAGCAAATTTCTCTACGAAGAGATGGTGGTTACACTTTTCGCAAGAAACGCCTTTAGAATCTTTGAGGTACTGCTGAATCATCAGCATCTGTTGATTATCGTTCATTTTGTAACTTTGTTTTTAATTCGTTTAGATCTTTCTTATAGAGATCTTTGATGTCTGCAGCTTTGATCTCTTCCAGCTCAGCTTTTTTGATCTCTACCTGCTTCAATAATTCTTGATATCTTTCTAGAGTCAAAGCATAGATCGGCATGTTTAAGAGATAGTTGTAATTACCGTCAATCTCATCGAATTTTTGTTCTTTGAGAGTCTCTATAATTTTCTGCTTCTCGACTTTATTTACTTTGATCTTGCTATCAATGATGCCCTTGATGAAACGGGCTCTGTTATTCAGGACTTTTAGTTCTCTTTGCAGTTGATCGATGAGATAGTCTTTTCTCTTTTGATAATAGACTAATCGGAAATCTACGAAATATCTGACAATGTCTTCAGCTTTTTCGAAGATTTTTAATTTTCCGAATTCATCAAGTACCGTTAAGTTCTCGCTTTCTCTTTCTTGCATCTTGAGGACGTCTTCTACTTTTTCTCTAGTCATAAGATCACTTAAGACTTGTCTTGAGAATTTTAGAGTGTAGTTGACCTGCCCTGAAGAATTGTCTTCGTAAGAAACCAGAAGATTCTTCTCGATCAAAGAATTGAGATGAGTCTCGTATTTTTCGTAAGTCTGTCCTGGTGGAATCTCAGTGATTTCTACAGTAGTCGTATTTTTTATCTCGTGAAGACCTTTGTATAACCAGCTTCTTTCTCCGTCTGGAGCCTTTTCATAAGTACCCTGAAAATGTCTGATCCAAGGTTTAAGCTCCTTCAACTTTTTCTTTTCATTGAGAACGTCCAGACATGCACTTATCAAATCTAGAGGATTTCTGTTTAGAACATTAGTGGCAAAACCTACTGCAATGCCTGAGCTGCCGTTGAGAAGAACCGTTGGGATGATAGGTAGAAAGAACTGCGGTTCTATTTCTTCCCCTTCTTCAAACTGAGAATTTACTAGTTCAAAGTCTTTGTAAAGAAGCTTGAAATTGTTGTTTAGCTTGACTCCGATATATCGAGGTGCTCCGGCTTCTGGACTTCTTAGAGAACCAAACTGGCCGATGCCTTGAAAGAGAGGCATGCTGTTCTTAAAATCTTGAGCCATTCCGACAATGGCTCCTTCTAGCGATCCGTTACCGTGGTGATAAAAAGTCGTAGAAGCGACTACACCTGCTAGTTGAAAGACCTTCATCGGTTTTTCAGAACCTGTTCTCCATACCTTGTTAGCTGCGTGGATGATTTTTCTTTGAGTAGGCTTGAAGCCGTCAATGACAGAAGGGATTGCTCTGCTCTCTACTACGTATTTAGCATAATCGAGATATTCTGTATCGAAAAAATCTCTGACTTCTCTCTTTTTCTCTTTTACCATTAAAATATAGCTTTAGATCTTTCTTTCTTTTGTGGGGTTTGTGGCTCTTGTGGCTCTTCTACTTCTTCTATCTCGTCTTCTCCGGCAATTCCTAGAATCTTTAATTTGCGAGGACTTGAATCTCCAGCAAACCAAGTTTCAAGAGTACCTTGAAAGTCTTTTCCTTTCTCAAGCACGAAATAATTAGGATTCTGTATGATTTCTCGGTACTCTTCATTTTCTAGAGCAGCCAATCCTTTCTTATATTCAATAGACCAACCACTCAAGGTCTTCTGGGCCTCCTGCCAGGCATCGAACTCTTTATTTGTATAGAACCATTTCTTTTCATTTCCTTTCTTAGCGACAACCAGAGGGGTCATTACTCTGCAGATGATTCCCTTTTCGAAGAGTTCTGGCCAATACTTACCGAAGAAGTTGATCAAAAGTCCTGCGATAGAATCTCCGTCTGGATCAGCATCTGAGTAGATGAAGACCTTGCCGTATCTGAGATCTGTAGGTGCTTCACCCATCTTCAATCCAATGGAAGCTAAGAGATTTTTGACCTCCTGATTCTGTATGACTTTGGTGTTGGGGAGTTCCATTACGTTAATGAACTTTCCTCTAAGAGGAAATGCTCCCATTGTCATTGGATCTCTAAATTGTCTAAATGCTGAACTTGCACTGTCACCTTCAAAAATTGCAAGAGTACATTTATGACGATCGTTCTTGTTCTTTGCATCTATCAGCTTGATGATCTTCGTCTTGTCAAGGAACTTGTTCAGAGCTCTGAGTTGTTTCCTCTCATCTGCTAGCTTCTTTTCTTGGATCCAATCGAGAAGCTGTTTGATGATCTCAGATTGAAAGATCAGCTTCAGAGTCTTTTCAGAGACTTCGTGATATGAACCAAAGTCTTTAGGTTCAGTGATCAGTTTTTCTTTTGTCTGAGAAGAGAATCCAGAATTCACGATAGAAGCTTCGACAAAAAGGAACATGTGGTTCCTGAGTTCTGACGGCTTGACTTCGACTTTATGTTTTTTCTTGATTCTTTCTCTTAGCCAATTAGTAATTTGATTGGCAATATATTCTACGTGGGTTCCTCCGTCTTTAGTCTCTACAGAATTAACGAAAGACACCTGTTGGAATCCATCCTCTGAAAGACCAATACCTATCTTCCATCTCTGGCTTTCTTCGTAAAAGACATCAGAAATGTAGTGTTCAGTATAGTGTTTGAAAGATTTAAAAGAGAAAGCCTCTCCGTTAAAACTAACAGAAAGTTTAGGGTTACATGCCGCGGCATCAATGACCCTTTTCTTCATCAGAGCAAAATGAGTTTGATCGATAGAAGTCATTCCAAATCTCTCTAGCTCTGGCCAATATGTAATTTCAGTGAATCCTTTCTTTCCATCGCTGATCTTCACATTTCCTCTGTCGTGCATGTTATTCTTAAAAGTCTGTTCAAAGACTTTCTTTCCATCACATGTTCTAATTCGGAATTCTTTTGAAAAAATGTTAGTGAGCGTAGCTCCGACACCGTTGGTTCCTGCTACAAGTCTCTCTTCAGAGTCATCAAAATTTGATCCTGTCTTTAGAGAAGAGAAGATGAGTTCTGGAATCCATTCACCATACTCTTTGTGTTTTTGTACGGGTATGCCACCATTGTCCCAAATTGTGATTGAACCTTTCTCTTTGTCTACCGTCACTTCTATCTTGTTCAGCTTTGGATTTCGCTTGTGCTCATCTACTGAATTGGATATGATCTCATCAAAGATCTTGAGAAAAGCTGGGTTATATGTGACAGGATTCTTCTTAAATTTCTCGTCAGATCCTAACAGAAAGACCTCAGAATCGTGAGGTTTTATAGATCCAACGTACATTCCTGGACGTAGAATCACATGCTCAATGTCAGAGAGCTTCCTGTATTTCTGTTCTACTGATTTCATATTTTTGCTATCTTCTAGATTTTATATCCCAGAATGCCAATAAGTTTCTAAAGAGTTAGCCCGGTAGAGATCCGTCTTTTAATCTTCTTTGGAGAAGTGAGGTGACAGCTTTAGTGTCTTTAGTAAATGTGTCAGAAGTCTTTACCCATTCGAAATATGAAGAGTCTAGATCATGTGCTTCTTTGAAAGTCTTTCCTTGATGTTTTCCGAAGCAGACCATGACTTTTCCATCTTTGTACTTGTATTTTCCAGATAGATCGATAGAAGAAGATCTGTCTGCTGTCATCTTTTCTAATTCTTCTATATTTTCAGGAAGATCATAAAGCTCATTCTGTTTTTGAAAAATCTCAATCGTGGCCAAAATGTCGTCTTCTGCCGAGTGTGCATTCTCAAGAACTTTACCTGTGTATTTAGTGTAGACGTCTTCGAGCTTTCTAGGTTCCATCTTGGCTAAAATCAAATAGCTGTCGATGACTTTTTTAGTTCTGTAAGAAAAAGGAATGCCTGCTCTCATAAACTCTTCACAGAGAATAGGCAGATCAAAACGAAGAACATTATAGCCACCGAGATCAGCGTCTTCAAAAAAGAGATGAATCTCAGGAGCAACTTCGGAAAAAGTCGGACATTCCAAAAGTTCTTCATCAGTGATCTGATGTTTCTCTAAAGCTTCAGGTCGGCTAAGTCTGCCTTCAGGATTGATCTTTGAATACCATTTTTCAGTGGATCCATCTGGATAGAGCTTCACCATACAGATCTCAATTATTCTGTCGTTGATGATTTCAACACCAGTTGTCTCAAGGTCGAAGAATACGACCGGTTTTTCTAGTTTTATCACATGAATAAGAATTTAGCGAGGTAGCATAGACCCCAGATCATTAAAACAGTTAGAGCTCCTGATATGGATTGAGCGATGCCGTGTGCAATTTTTTCATCTTCAGAATCGTCATCTTTTTTAGGTTTTGCTTTCAAAGTAAGAACTGAAAAGATGATGACTAATCCAAAAAACTGCCAGAATCCAATTTCTTTGAGATAAGGAACGTTGAAGAGACTTGTTAGATCCATTAGGACATAAGTCTGCAAAAAACCCATTCCAAAGAATAAAGAGCTACCGATAAAGAGAAGACCGATTGCTGTTGCTATTTGTTTCATGAAGAAATATAGTAAAGAAAGCCGAAAGCAGAAAATTAAGACTGCAGAATAAAATTGGCTACTACATCTTTACCATCTTTGAACTCAAATATCGCTGAACCTGTCTGATTGACTTTGATTGAGCCTTGAGTTCTAAGAACTTTAACGAGCTCTTCTGCGATCTTCTTAGGCAGATTCTCTTCGTCACCGGCACCAGTAAGCTTATTTCCTAGATTTGTTACTGCTCCTGTGATTGCTTCACCAACACCTCCTGAGCTTTCAGATATTTTATTCATCTGTTCTCCGGCTTGTCTCAGCCTTTCAATCATTCCTTCATTGAGGCTGTTGTTCAGTTGAGCAACGCTTGTTTGAAGACTGTTCAAGTTTTCAATCTGAATGCTGTTGATCGCTTGTGCAAAATCTCGAGTCGCGTCTGCAAAATCTTGCATTGAGTCAGCGATAGATTCCAAAGGCTTCTTGTAAGTGACCATTTTAGCAAGTTGGACGTTCATCGAGTTGAATCCGATGGCGATTTCATCGACCACTGTGTATGCTATCTGAGACACACCTGGGAAAATTCCGCTTCCTTTCTTCGGTCCTACTAGAAGATTCACGAATCTTTCCATTGCTCCAGCGACCGGAGGCGTAGTTTCGATGAGGGCCTTCATATTGTCTGCCACGACCTTAATACCGGCTCCTGCAGAGATGAGGGCTGCTTGATTGGCAATCAGATATTCTAAAAATCCTTGAGGCGTTTTGGCAGGTTCTTCTCCGGAGAAAAGACTTGCTCCCCAGTTAAGAACACTACTAACTGCATTAGCGGCTCCCGATACCACTCCGCTGATACTGCTTCCCATGAGAGATCCGGCTAAGAGAGCCATCGCTGCAGCGACTGCTGTGATTCCGCCTGCGATGTCATAGAGATCTATTTTGTCGAGCTTTACGAAGAAGTCTCCGAGTCCGTTGATAAATCTAAGTCCGACGTCTACGAGAGCATTTCCGAATTTTTCAAAAAGGCTAATGACTCCTGAGCCAAAATACACTAAAGCGTCTGTAGCCAAGTAGATTAAGCCGCCTGGCTTAAAAATAGCTTCTGGTAAGAGAGAGAAGATCCATGCAACTCCGACTATTACTAGAGCTGCTACTAAGACTCCTAAAGCTCCCATGCCGAATACTGCTGGAGTCAATGCTGAAACGAGAAGTCCTACTCCTGCAATCGCAGCGCCAAAGACCGCAATTGAAATACCGGCACCTAGTCCAAATTCCACAGAAGGGAATTTAAGATCTGAAGGTAAGAGCTGGAAGATATAAGCTACGCCGACAATGAGAGCAGCTGTGATCAGCATCGCTAGAGCTCCTTTGAGTATGTCACCGATCGGCATGCTACCGATGAACTTAGTCATTAGAGCGTAAGCTGCTCCGAAAGCAGCTATTGCAATACCAGCATTTAATGTGAAATCGAGACTTGGAGATCTCATAGTGTCTGGTAAGTAGCTAAAGATCCAAGCTGTCGTGAAGATGATTCCGGCTACGATGACCATCGCTAATCCACCGATGAGAGCAGCTTTAGCGTCTGGGATGTATTTTGCAAGAAGCACCATTCCAACAGCGAAGATAGCTACAGCTAATCCAGCTGTTAAAGCCCAGATAATGTCTGGAGCGTCATCGGGACCTACTTGAGGGAATCCTCTCATCACGTATGCAGCTCCGACCATACCTACTGCTGTGGCTATGATAGCTCCAGCGATGATGATAGGAATTCTGATCATATCTGCGTAACCTCCAGTCTGCTTGATGCTCTTAATGAACATTGCGGTGGTAAGACCAAAAATAGCGATACCTAAGCCTGCAGTTAGAGCCCAAATGAGATTCGGAGCATCGTCCGGAGTAACCGGAACAAGCATTTTAGAAAAAATCAAGGCAACTCCAGCAATCGCTAAAGCCGTAGTGACCATCAACAGACCGATCGTTAGAGCAGTCTTTGGACTTAATTGGCCGCCTGCGACATTTTGAGATCCAAGCTTTCCTCCGCTAGTCATGGCTTTCATGATCAACATGACAGGGAGAGTAAAAATAAAGATGGCCAAACCTGCGCCTAAGACCCAAAGAGGATCTGGGAATGAAAGAGGCCCGAGAGCAGTCAAGGCTTTGAAAATCGCAGCTACTCCTACTATCGCTCCAGCGATCACGACCATTAAGAGACCGGTCGCCATTGCTTCTTTATAATTGGTCCCCTTGGAAGCTTCTACGATCTTGCTGAAAGCGAGGAACGCAAGGCTCATCGTAAGCATGAAAGGAATGATGACAATGAGATCTTGAGGTGATATGATTGCAGAAACGAGCTTCAAGGCTCCAGCAAAAACGACAATAGCTCCAGCCAATAGAGCAATGTTTCTCACAGTATCACCGACTTTGCCAGCGACTTCCATGATCTTATCTTTTGCGCTCTTGGTCTCGCTATTACCTGAATCACCACCAGATGATCTAGAAGCAGAAATTGCATCTTTTATGGATGATCTGATGTCTTTAAGTACTGAAGTCTGAGTCTGGAGCTCAGAGACGACCAGCTGATTAGTTTGAGCCAACATGTTCATGGGACCGACTAATACAGCAGAAGAAGCTCCAGAGTCCCCTCCTTCTGAAGGGGAATCAAGAGCAACTTGAATCTTCTGTAGAACTCCGAGTATCGCCGCTTGTTGTTCAAGGGCTTTTTTCTCAAAACCTTTCTCGTAAGCCAACTATGTGAACTTATTTTTCTATCTATTTCATCCGCGGCATTGAGAATGAAGGCATTTTAACTCCGCCTGCCATCCCTTTAGCCACGTTGGTATATTTATTGAAGTCCGGAACGTTACCTCCGCCCTTCTGTCCATCGTAAGCCTTTTTCTCTGCTTCATTCTTCTGCTTTAAGATGTCGATCAATTCTTCTAAAGTGATCTCCATCTCATAGTAAGGCATGTTCTCTATCTCACTAGGTTGAATCCTCATGTGATAATAGAGAACAGCTTTAGCCTTAAAGAAGTTCTTCAAAGATATCTGAAACAACGAATAGACTTTTGACGCCTCCAGGAAAGGTGACCGGCACTGCGACCTCCGCGTCGCAGTTTGCGCATAACATGTTTAATTCCTGCTTGACACCTATACGCATCTTTTCAGCTAACCTGTAGACGATTGAAAATTTCTTCTCTGACCAGCTGTTGAACTCTACGTTCATTTGGAAGATAGCCTTGTCGTCAAATCCTCTCCATTCTCTGTGGAGATATGGTAGAACTTGTAGGAACGACTTGTCCCATTTTTCTTTCTTCTGTTCTTTGTTCTTGATGAACTCTGTTACGACTCTCATTACTCCGATCGTAGGAGGTGCCATGACAACCGTTCCTTCAGTCTTCGTTGAAAAGACGAAAGCTTTCATTTCTGCATCGTAATACTTGTTCAATTCCGAAGAGTCGTGATACTGAAGAGTCGTGGTTTTTAACTCGTACTCGTTGTCGTGACTACACTGTTCACAGCGAGACTTCATGATCAATTTGTTCTCTCCAGTCTTAAAAGTAAGCTCTCTGATAGAAAGGATGATAAAAAGTCTGTCTTCTTCTAAAAGATCTTTGTAGCTGCCTCTTCTTCCAGTGAATTCTACTCTGACGCAGGTTGCGAGAATGTTGTTCAGCTTCTCATCGACATCAAAAAGATTGTTTTCATCCATAGTTGAAAAATCTCTGATCTCAGCCACTCTGGCTGCTCTGATGCTAACCTGTACGTCGTTCCTATAGAATCTGCCTTGAGAAGGTAGATTGTTGGTCAATAGAGGAATGTAGCCCATCTTTTCGTTGATCTGACGGAGTTCTTCGAACTCTTCGTCAGAACGTCCAACTTGAACTTTTCCTAGGCCTTGTGGAACGGTTTCTACCACAGGTTCTTCCATCTGATCAAAAGCTGCTTGATAATTTTGTTCTTCTGACATGAATCTTAGTTTTTAGTTTTTTGAGGTTTTTGTTGTTTTTGATAATTAGTGATGATCTCCCTAGCCTTTTCTCCGGCGAAACTGACTTGATCGACGATGTTCTCGTCTATCTCTTTCTTAATCAGTTCTCGAATGTAGGAGGAGATGGGAGGTGGCTTTGTGCCCCTTTCTAAGGATCTTCGGGCAATGATGATGTTCAATGCTCTTAGATCACTTTTTGAAAGCAACACCTGAAGCTTCTCCGTCAGGTTTTCTTTCTCCGTCATAGTACTGTATTATTAGATTATAGTACTATATATTCTGGGCAGATTTGACTTCTGAAGCCGCGACGTTAGTATTGTTAGCAGAATCAGAAGATACGCTCTTAATAGATGGTGAAATGGGTGAAAAGTTAGAGACAAAAAAGGCTTTAGAAGATGATGCTAAATTGGAAGTGTTATCGCCTTCTGAGCCGAGAGAACTGTTGCTTGCATCGGAGACTTTGTCTTTAGCGCTCATGTCCAAAGAAACAGGTTGATTTTCTATCTGAGCTCCTGGAAATTTGCCGGAGCCTTCTGCTGCACCTACAGCGTCGGATGCTCTCTGAGGTGAGCTCATTTTTCCAGCATCAGCTGCATTGTTAGTCATCATAGTGGATGACTCTTGAGTCTGAGGCAAGTTACCTTTTCCGTATTCAGCAGTAGAAGAAGAGTACTCTGAGAAGACATTGCTAGGAGCTAAGTCTCCTTTAGCAAAAAAGTCAGGTGTGATGGATTCTCTGGCTTTGGACGTAAAATAATCAGCCTGAATTTCTGGATTCGTGAACTGATTTATTTTATCCTGCGCTTGATTATCCAGTTCAGATTTAACTTCATTGACTTTTTGAAACTGAATCTCTGTGATTTTTTGATATAGCTGATTCTTGGCTTGATCTCTTTGATCTAAAGATTCAACATTAAAGCCCTGTTTTATGGGAGAGAGTTCAGAACTAAAATCAGATGGGAAAGAAGCGTTAGACCGAGCTATGTCGTTGGCAGCTGGATATTTTTCTAAGACTGGTTTTGACATCTGAGTGTTCGCCAAATTAGTAATGCTGCCGTCCTTAGTCTGAACTGGTGATAGAGGCTCTTTGACTCTATCTGTCAGAGTAGGTTGTTTCATTGACATCTGCTCCTGAGGTTTAGATGTAAGCTTAGATGTATTCAGATTGAAATTAGGACTGCTGAACTGAGCTCCTGATCTTCCAGGATCTCCAGGCGTAGGCAAGGGCGTTTCAGGCACTCTAGATCCGTCAGAAGAGTTATGGCCTCTTTGTTCCTGTGGGTTATCAAAAGCCTTTGAGTTCTCTGTTGAATCTTCATCAGCTCCCGAAAATATGCTGAGCAGATCAGCTTTCTCAGGCTTAGAGCCTTTGACAGAAGCTTTGCCGGTTGAGCTGGTTCTTGTTTTTACTTTTTTGATCATATACAAACAAAAAGGAGAGGCCGCTAGGCGCCCTCTCCTTATCTATCATTCTAAGAATCTTCTTACAAATTCTCTTCGATCCAGTAATCTGATCTGATAGTCATGTTGACCTCAGCAGGATCTGCTGTCTCGTAAGCCAATGAATCTACGAAAGTAGGCTGGCCAGTCGGGAAACAATCTTTGAAAGTGATCTTTCTAAATACGTCTCCACGTCTGTTATACTGGACAACAATCATTGTTCCGGTATAGTTGACCTTGAGGCCCATTTCGCCGGTCAGAGGATCATAAGTAAGCTTGTACCAATCCCTCATGTACTTGTACATGTAAGCCTGATTCGCATCGTTCAGGTTAACACTGAATACCAAGGCCAGTTCTGCAAAAGTCTGTCCGGGCATTCCTGCGTAGCTTCTATCAGCGAATTTGTATTTCTGGCCTACAGCTTCCACCGTAGGGTTAAGGTTGTTCAAGCCGCCTATGCTCTTCACGTGTTGAAGCATCAAAGAGGAGTCCTGATTCAGAGGAGTCAAGATCGTCACCTCGAAGAGGTTCTGATACACCGGTTCAAATTTTTGAATCGATGCTTTTGCTTGAGTGTAATGAGGAAGAGGCATCTTCTATATTTTTTTGTTTACTTAGTCTATTTATACTTGACCGCTCGCGATTTGTCCAGGTCTGAGGATAGTTGTTCTTGTTACCAAGATCTCCATTCCTTTAACTGGTTCTACGAAAGTATCAAGGATACCGATGTTTCTTTCGATGACATCTGGAGTGTTGTTGGTCTCATCCATGATGTTTCTAAAGTTATAAACTCCGTTTTCAGCTTGTACTGTCGCCATGAAGTTATCCGCGAGAGTCTTGATCTCCAATCTAGTCTGAGCAGTGTTGAATTCGAAGAGATAATTCTTCAAGATCGCTGCTAAACCGTCTTGGATGTAGATCATTACTTCTCTAACGTGAGCTGCTGAAAGTGCACTTTGTACATTTTGTTGAGCTGTTTTGTTAGCGAAGATCACTAGACCTGTTCCATTTTGGAAGATGATCGGGTTAAGTCCGAACGGCTCGATGTAATCTCTGTCGCTCTTGTCGTAGTTGTATTCTACTCCGATCACTCCTCTACCACCGACGATACCTCTTCTGTTACCAGCCACGATTGACCATGGGAAGGCAGTAGTGTATTTGTCAATGTAGTTATTAGAAACATATCCAGCTGGAGGAACCTGAATGTTAGCTCCGTTCTCTCTTACTGTTAAGAAAGGAGAATAGAAAGCTCCGTAGCTAGATCCTTGAGTCACTCCTGGAAGAGTGTATCTTACTGTAGGATTCTTAGCCAAGTCACCACCTTCTGCGACATACTTCGTATCGAATTGGCCGAGCAAGTTTAAGAAACTTGGATCAGTGCTCTTCTTGAAGTTTTCTACAGATGGAGCGTTGACGATTGCGAAAGCATTCTGTCTGTTCTTAGCAAGCTGGAAGTAGATCGCTTTAGAGTTTGCTTCGATACCGTTAGCGAAAGTATCAACGATGTATCTGTAAGCGATGTTATCCTTGTCGATAAGAGCTTGGAAGAGCTTTGTTCCACCGAGAGTATCATAAAGGATATTGTTCTGCTGCTCATTACTTCCATTAGGAAGATTGTAAGCTCCGAGCTCAAATCCATCAAGAGTAAACATATTGTAGTAGTCTACCCATTCAGTGATGGCAGTGTAAGCTTCTGCAGTATTTACTGCACCGATGCTCTTAATGAGGATTGGCCCTTCGCAGACAACTTTGAGAGCATTCACACCAGGTGTGAAATTACTGATTCCGACTACTTCTTTAATGTAAGTAAGTCTAGAAGGAGTCGTTGAAGATCCTGCTGATTGAACAAGATATTTTCCTACTGCTACATAAGCTGCATCATCTGCAGATACGATGATCTCGTTCTGCTGGAGGATAGATCCAGGAGTTCCGCTATATTCGAGAACTGTAATGCTGTTGTTAAGAGAACCTTTGAAAGATTGAACTCCAAAAGTACCCTGAGCGTAAGCATCGTCAGCAGTATCGAAGAAGAACTCTCCAGTTTGGTTGATGCCAAAGTCTGCGTCATCAGTGATCAAATCCTGGAAGTCAGCATCTGCAAAAGCATTAGTGATGAATGTAGGAATGTCGTAAGTGCTATCAGAAATTTCAATGTTGACTGGCAATCCACCTAAATCGTAAACGAGGTAACCGTAAGTCAAAGGATTGAAATCTAAGTAAAGAACTTGAGAAGCAGAGATGGTAGATCCAAATACTGCTCTATCACCGTCAGTAAGAACGCCATCTGAAACGTCTTCATACATTTGTGAAGAAGGTCCACAGATGATAGTTCCAGTGTCGCCGTTATCGCTTCTCTGAGTAACCCAGTTCATATCAGCTACTTTGATGTAGCTTAAAGTACCGAGACCATCGAAAGGAGTATCTGCTCCAGTTGGAAGAGTGATATTAGCGCCTGATACTGTAACTAATACGTAGCTAGCAGTTACAGTAACTTCGGTTACTGGAATTGCCAAATCTCCGTCTGCATTGATCAAGAAGTCTCCAACCGTTCCAGTAGAGTTTTCTGCCAAGCTTCTGAAGACGTTGTATGCTGCTGCAGCTGAAGTAGCTGAAGCCAACAAGTCGTAGTTACCGTCAGTATTTGCTGTAAATGTCACACCTGCTAAGCTAACAGTTCTTAGAGCAGTTGCTCCAGATTCGTAGCTAAGATCAGATGCGATAGTCGCCTTGTAAGAAAGGAAGTCAATGGTTTTTGGATTGACTCTCTCGAGTTCGTGACCGATAAGATCGAGACCTTTATCGACACCGTCGAGAAGTTCACCGAGATCAAACATTGCTTCGTTGACCGCGCAGAAAAGACCAGTTGATGGAGTGTCTGCGTTGATCAGATCTTCAATGTATAAGTTATTTCCATTGAGATCAGTGAATCCTGGGATGAGGCATCCTGTGTAGACTGCTACCAAACCAACCTGAGGTAAGTTGTTAAACTGCTCCAAGTAAGTATCAGAAGTGTCTGTTACAGATACTCTTCTCTTAAGACCTTGTTGTTTGTCAAAGTATCTAGCGAAAGTAGGATCTGATGAGAATCTCTCATAAGGGTAAACAGCGGTAGGATCTCCACCGTAGTTACCGTTGTAGAGGAACACATCAACCATAAAGTCAGAGATGAAACTCTCTGGATTAAGGAATGCCGGAACGTTAGCCGGACCATACCAATCTTGTGCCTTGATCTGGAAGCCTCTCACGTTTTCTGGAGCTGCTTTTCTAACAAGTACAGATACTTGCTTACTTCCGATATTAACCAAGTTGAAGAGGTCGTTAAAAGGAGTGTTGTCTGTAGCTCCTACGTTATTCAAGAAAGAATCCGTGCTTGGGAACCAGAATTTGTCTTGATTGAAATAACCAGAGTACAAAGCCTCTGTTGTGAAGCCTTCGTTGGCTTCTGTTGAGCTCGTACTGAAGAGGTACGCTTCGTCGTAATCACCGGTTCCATCGGTAGAATTGTCCAATCTCCAGAGGTTAAGAGCGAGGATAGGACCTCTCTCCAAAGCTGCCAAGCAGCTTCTGTGGAAGAAGCTTCCTTTTCTCTCATCAACTCTGTTGATGTCTCCGAATACTGCCGTGAAGAATGAAGTATCAGGGCAGAAAACTGGAGTGTTGAACGGTCCTTTTCTAGAGAAACCAATGACGAGTCTCAGTTGCTCGGCGGGAATAGCCACAGTCTGGCTTTTATCGAATTCCAGTCTGTAAACGCCAGCCGATCTGAAAGCTGCTATTTGAGGACTCAATGCCATTTTTCTTAATTTTTTTCTATATATCTTTGGATCCGGGAAGAACTTTCAAAAAGAAGTTACACCAGATCATAAATATCAAAGTAAAGATTTCCTTCATCTCGAGACTTAGAAAGGGCATCGTCCATCACTTTTTGTATTGTTGGATCTAATAGATCAAACTTTTCTTCCACGAAATCAGAAAAATCCGTGGTGTGAAAGAACTCTGTAACGTTAATGCTGGACATTACCAGATCATCGTTTCCTAACTGCCCTTCGTATCTTCCGCTAGGGGTCTTACCGAAGCTTATCGATTCTTCGATGGTGTCTTTGTTCGTGATTGTTATTCGACCAATGTTGACATATTTTTTGAAGTTCTGACAGAATATAGCTTTATTGTCAGATTTTAGCTTTAGACCGAAAGAAGACGTACGAGCATCGTTTCGATGCTTAAATTTGACCACCATCTCTTCATCGAATTCGTTCTTAGATGGAAAGATTGTCTGCATTCTACGTATCAGCTCCGAACCGAACATATTCCATTCAATTACCATCTTTACGTTCTCTGAGTTGAAAATCCCGATAGAAAGCACATATAAGATCTTACTGAAATCTTCAATGCTGTGCTGGTTACTTCTAAAAACTCCTATCTGTTTTAATCCGAAGAGCTCAATGAAGCTTCCAGGGTTTTTGATCTTTTTGATGTCTGCAGCAGCCATCGGTTCTACAGAAAAGATGTTAATGACGGAATAGTCTCCGCCGTTGCCTTCTGCGATGTCTACTGAGAAAGCCCAGTACGTTCCTTCTTCTTCGATCATTCTAATGTCAAAGTCTGGATCCCAGACGAGATCTCTATAATTGATCTCTAGATCATCAAGCTCGAAGAATTCGTGGTGAACATATGTTTTTTGTTTCTTCTGCAGCCTCTTGATAGATTCAGGTCCTAGTAGAAGATTAGAGCTAGCAATGAACTGGTTTCCATATTGTCTATTGAATGCTTCTTCAGAACCTAAGTTTGCAACTTCTCGATGCATCCAATCTTCGTCTCTACCAGGAACTTGCCACCAATCAACTCTAAAAGGTCTATATTCACTGCGGCCTTGAACAGCCATTCTATAAATGTCATAGAATTTGTTAAAGCCGTTCGGAGTACTCGTGATGATTACTCGAGAAACTTTGGAAGATGAGATTGTAGGGTATACGTTTTCATAGAAAGTATCCAAGAAGCTCGGATGAATGTGAGCAAACTCATCCATGAATAACATGTGGATGGTAAAACCGATCGCGGCTTTCTTTGTCGTACTTTGACCGATGATTCGACATCCATTATCAAATTTCATGTTAAAGACGTCGTTCTTAACGATGCCCGGCTTCATAAAGAAGGGCAAGTTGTCAAGAATGACTTTGGCTTTATCGATGATCTCTCTTGTTGTCGCTCCTTTGTTGGAGAGAATAAGAGCATTTCTATCAAAATTGAAAAGGACGTACCATGCAATATAGATGGATGAACAGATCGTCTTTCCGATCTGACGACTGGCTAGACAAATGCTGAAACGGTTTGCTTTGAAATGTTCCAACATGTCGAATTGATAGTCTCTAAGGCCGATAGTTCTCAGACCTTCATCTGTCATTACTGTGCAGTAGTTGTTAGCGAAATAACAGATATCAGCTGCGCACTTCTTGATCTCATCCATTTCGTGAGGAGTATAATCAAAAAGGATATTGCCTTTTCTTAGAGTAGGGTTACCGTCATAAAAAGGTACTCCTCCTCTAGGCTTATAGCCATCGTCCATCGATGTCAGTAATTTCTCTACCTTCTCGGTGGACCAAGATATTCTCTCTTCGCTCTCGTTTTTTGGAAGAGTGATCTCTACCTCACTTGGTTTGTATTGTGCTGGCATTATAGTCCAAATTCGTTATCTTCTTCGTCAAAGTTCTCGTCAGAATCTTCTTCATCATCTGAAAATTCTTCTTCGCCTACTCTTTTAATCTTAGCACTTTCGAAAGGAGGATCATATTCCATCAGATTTCTAGAAATTGATTCTGATTCTGATATAGTCTCTGTTTCAGCATCAGCGTCTTCAACTTCTTGAATCTCTGCTCTGATGCTTCTCATCAATTCTTTAGTGCCACGAGAACTGATCAGCCCTGCGTTTCCGGTTTTTTCAGTTGCGATAGCTTTGTACTGCGGTTTGTAGACATCAATATCTCTACTGAGCTTTTTCATGTTTTCTTCTGAGGCCATCAGATACATGGTTTGGCTCTTGACGATATCCAATAACGTCTTTTGCAGACCTCCTAAAACTTCAAACATTCTAGGGTGCATTTCACCGCTGTCGATATTGTCTAGCATTGTGATGATCGCTCTTTCGGCAGTTTCCATTTGAAAGATTAAAGCTCCGAGAGACATTTTATCGAGTTCAACGCGAGCTTTAATGTACTCCTGTTCTTCGATGATCTCTTGTGACAGATAGAGCTTTAAGAGACCATCCATTACTCTCTTTGCTTTGGCATAAGCGCCGTTTCTCATCGTATCATAAGAAGTGACTGGTCTCTGGTCTCTGAGATCATCTAAATCTTCTGACGGAATGTCAACCTCATCAGGGAGGTCGTCGTCTAGTAGCTCGCTGATGCTGTTCCTTAAATTTTTCTTTGACATAAATTTGCGATATGAGAATATCTATCCTCTAGATATCTCGGTTAAAAATTCTGAATAATTCTCTCCTATGTAAATTCCAATTGACTCTCCGAAAGATTTGTCAAATGAGAAATGAATTCCTGAAATATGTCTGCTCATTGATATTCTATAAGCAAGAGCCATGATAGCTTCTTTATGTTCAGGATATTTTTTCGACAAAATCACACCAATGCAAAGACTGTCTATAGAATGACCCGAAGGATACGAAGGACTATTAGCATTAGTGGATTGGCTCGGGTACAAAGGTACACTTCTAAAATAAGCTACTTGATATGGCCTAGGATAATTGAAGTGATATTTGAGCCACATTGTAATGGGATCCAGATAATATGTGATCTCTTTAAGCTCGCCTTCGCTGATTTCAATTCCTTTTTCTTTCATCATTTTGACAAAAAGTTTTTCTTTGTCATCTTCTGCTTCATTAACGAAAGAAACATCAGCAGGAGTCTGCTTTTCAATTTCTTTTATCATATCGAGGAGATCTTCCTCGACTATCTCAGAATTAGGCTGTGGAGGAAAACTGCTCACCCAGGCGTTCCAAATTTGGGGGTTTTCGCTCTTGATCTTATTCATTAAAATACTGAGCTCCTGAGAGATCATGATCTCTTTCTGATAGAGGAGGGGGTTTCCGTAGAATAATTCTTGCATCTTATCTTGGATTCGTTACTGTTGCTAATCTTAATTCTGGTGAAGCGTTGTCTATCACGTCAGCCAGCTGATTGTCAGCTACTACATATTGCGATAACACTAATGATTGTTGGTCTATTTCAATCGGTTTGACAAAGATCCTAAGGTTAGTCAGATGCATATTGCATCCTAGCAGCCTCCATCTATCTCCGTCAGGTAGCTCTATTTTTGAAGTTAGAGGTATTGTAAGAGAATAGATATTGCCGAGATCTGCAGTTTTGGTTGGATCGCTGAGTCCAGTCTGAGCTTGAGATTCCCAGATGAAGAGACTAAGTTGATCGAAAGAATTAGAAATGTTGAGAACTACTGCATACCATCTGTCTTTTAGGAGCATTGCTTTACCTCTGAGATCAAAGTAAAAATAGTTCTCTTCTATCTTGACGATAAAGAAGTCTTGTGAGTAAGAAAGAAGGAAATAATTAGCAGTCTCAGAATCGTAGACTAAGAATCCACAAGTCTCTTCTTTGAATGCTTTAGGATTGTTTCTTAGACCGTTAGAGATAAAATCTCTGCTAATAGTAAAATCTCCATCGCTGACTTCCAAGACGATCGAAGCTCCGTCATAATCTGCAGTTCCTGATAGAACCACGATATCTCCTGGAGAAAGAGAAGGCGTTTGCACAGTAGTGACTACAGTCTTTCCTGTTGCAGAAGAAGCCAGTGTGCTAATCTGCATGTTAGAATAGACAGGTTTAATAAACTTAGGTCTGAACCAAAAATTGATGGATCTGTCTTCATCAGCATTAATACCGTACTCGTAACGATATGTTAGAGCTTCGGTTTTAGCAGGTATTGAAGATAGATCATAATAGTTCTTCGCGATGATGGTCCAGTTGTTGTATATTTTGTCGTCTCTGATGACCAACTTCTTATTGAGAACTCTTCTGATGTAATCATTGGATCCGGTGCCTACTCTTCTGTACTCATTAGGTTTTGCAGTCTGAACCTGTTCAGCCTCAGCTTCTGCACCAAATTCAGTATCAAGACTCGATATGAGATCATTAGTAGATTCCTCGATATTGACATCAGGGAATTGAAAATTAGCAGATTGTTGGTAAGTGACGATTCCTACTCTCCAATAACTAGCAGAATACATGAAATCGTCAGGGTTTGCTAAGCTGTTTACCTGATACATCTTCCGCATGATTGGGAAATAGAGATAATCACCTTCGGCTGGGTGAGTTCCTCTACCGAAAACTTTTTCAAACTCAGTCTTCACAATGTGAATTTCAAAGGAGTCCATCGCATAATCCATCATCAGAGGATTAAACATGATCTCACGAGTAGGAAGAGCATTATCAGGGACGAGTATCTTCACTTCAGCTTCCTCCATCACGTTAAAAAGACTGTACTCTTTTAAGATGACGTCTCTGCTTCTCTGGTCAGCTTCTGTCTTATAGTATTGAACGCAGAATCCAAAAATGTTAGAGACTACCTGGCTCAACATCTTGTACGTGTTGACTCCAGTTCCTATATTGTAAGGATTCCAAACTCTGTCAGGGCAACATTCTATCACTAGATTGCTGCATATATTCGGTGAGTTATCGCAACATTCATATTGAGGAACCATTACCAGAGTGCCTTCTTCGGTGAGAACCTCTAAAGAGATAGATTCAAAAGTCATCTCATGCCCTGTTTCTAGAGCAACTACAGTATAACGATACTGGATCCAAAAAGGGTTATTTGGATTTAAGTTCAGAGCCAGCAAATTGCTGCTGTTCAGCTCTTGATAGTCAGAATAAGTCACATTGTCAGTAGACCATCTGAATTCTTTATCGAAATAATTTACTGTGTCTTCGCCGATGACATGATCGACAAAACCTGTAACGCTCCTGACCCTTAAATAGGGAGAAACTAGAGAAATGATTATCGAATCGCCGATTGCGTCGACTGTGCGTCCATTTACGGCCATCTAAAGATGATGATTTTGTCTATATATTCCCTAGAGGAAGTTATAGTCCGTCTTCACGAGGATCGACGGGTTGTCTTGTTCGATCTTAGGATCGATAATGTCGAAGAGTACGTCTGAGACTTGATTAATGAAGTCCATTTTCTGAGGACTATCTGGCTCGTAATCTTGAAAGAGCTCCATCAAAGTTGAAGCCTGTATGTTAAAATAAGACTTTCTGAGCAGATACTTATTAGACAAAAACCCTCTCTCTAAAAATACTCGGTTAAGCATCGTTAACCTACTAGGGCTTAAGTACTTTGAAAAATCCAAGATCCCATAGGATATTCTAAACATGTAAGAAAAGACGTCTATCGCATCTCCAACTGCTACAAACGACTCTGACTTCATCGGTTTGATCTTCAGCAGAGTTAAGTTATGATAGTGCTGTATGAGATTGTGAATGAAATAGACTGAATTTCCGTTGGACAGAAGATCCATGTCTTTGGTCTTGGAGAAAGAATCGATGAGGGTAGAATACTTTTTCAGCTTCAAAACGTCCATGATCTCAGTCACTGAGAAATAGAAATCGTTCTTTTGGTGAGGGTCTCTAATCCCATGACACTTTTCTATCAAATCCTTTAACAGATAAGAGTCAATGTGATTTCGAGTGTATAGAGGCATCTCTATCACTAAAGGAAAATCGAACCGTCTGGCGCTATCTACCACCTCCATTGATTTGTTTTTCTATGGTTTTTAGATCAGAAATCACCTTCTCAGAATCGTAGTGCATTGCATCTTTGTATTCTCTCATTCCGATTTCGTTGATCTTTAAATAAGTCGAGAGAGCTTCTTCTGAAGGAGAATATGTAGAAGGATCTTTAGCTTTCTTTTTAGTCTTAGTGAAGATCCAACCTGGAGTTCTTTTGTGTCTGATGCCTACCTTTCTCCATGAATCTGCAACGCCTACTGCATTAACGTTCAAGATGTTGAACATTTGAGCCTGTACTGGATATTGTATCGAAAAGAAACGATTCAACATGAAAGCATTCTTTTTCTTTGCGTAGTCTTTTAATTCCTCGTAATCTTTGCTCTGGCTGAAGACAGTCTTTACGTAATCGAATAGATCCATGTGTTATTTATTTTAGAAAATCTCGTCTGAAGGTTTCTTCTTTTTGATGAAAGACATATCATCGCTGACTGATTCTCCGTTGAAAAAATCTGCAGAAATTGCTCGATTGTCATCTAAATACTCAGTGTCTTTCAAAAATTCTTCTTTGGTAGAAATGCCTTCAAACCCTGGAACTTTCTTTTCTTCCATGCTTTCTACGTGTTCGAAAAGCTGGTTGTAAATGGGTTCAGGAATAGACTTTTGGTGAAGTATGACCAAGCTGGTGTTGTCTTGGATGTTTCTATGAATCTGTTCATAGGTCATTCGAGTGGCAGATAGGACTTTTATCAAAAGATTGCAAATGTGTCTTTGATAACTTTCATCGTAGAGATATTCAACTTTGAATTTTCCGTACTTCTTTTCAAATTCTAAGAGCACCGATTCAGCTTTCTTTTCTGAGACACCGTAGTTTCTGTTCTGTCCTTTTTTGTTAATTTCTGAATAATAATAGACAGGTTTTACGTTGTCACCTGCATCTCCCATCAGGACTTTCTTGAAGCCAAAGTCTCCAGCGTTAACCTCTTCAACCTCGAGCTTAGATTCTTTAATGATATTTCTCATCTGTTCTTTCAAAAAAGAACTGCTGCTGATCGCTTTTTGCATGCTGAAAATATCAGAAACTTGAGGATCATCGGTGTTCATCCAATCCTTGAATCCCTCGTATGCCACTAATCTCTTATTGGCGTTAGCATACCACAGAGTAAAGGCATCTGTCGAAGAATTTCTATTGACAAGCTGAATCAAATCTTTGTCACCTGAAAAAATGATAGTAGATTTTCCTCTGAGATTGCAATTGACAGACCAAGCAAAAACGAGATCATCGCCTTCTGCTCCGTTTACTTTGTGGAGAATAACGCCTTTCTTCTTCAGAATGGCCTTGAATTCTTCTCCTACTTTGTGAAAATTATCCCAGTTGATTGCACCGTCTTCTGATCGGTTGGCTTTGTACTCAGCTTCTGGAAAAAAATCTTTTCGCCAAGATTTTGAATCTATAGTAAAGACCACCTGATCTACTATATTACGAAACTTTCTCATCTCCGAAGTAAAGTCGATTGACAATTTTCTCATGAATATGTCCATCTCTTTCTTGCTGTCTAGAGCTTTTCCGGACGTCTTTGGCAGGACGTAAAAGCTTCTAAAAAGAAAGTAGTTGCCATCTATTAAAAGAGTAAGCTTTCCCATGTTTAATTATAGTTAAAATAAGCGACAACAGAAACTATTAAGACTCTTTTATGATGCTTTGTAATTCATAAACACATGCCAGCATGGTGATCACAGGATCGATGACTTGAGTTCTCATTGATTGGTACTTAGCCACTGTGACTATGATTTGAGGTACTGCTCTGTCATAGGTCGGCTGTTCAGTTCTAATGTAATCGATGAGTTCAGATCCTAATGCCGAGAGGACATCATCCACCCGATTGGAATAGTCAGAAACCAAGAGCTGATAATTCTTAATTGGATCAATCGAATTAAAGACGAGTTCAAAAACATCTTTATACATGCTGTTGAACTTCTTGACATCCTCGACAGTGATCTTTGTAATGCCTTGTGAATAATACCCTTGGATAGTAGTCAAAATGCTACGAAGATCAGGAAACTTACGTTTCACGAGTTCCAGCATAGCCATTTTGTCCATCTCAACTCCTTCGTTCTTACAGATCTGGTTGATCCTCAGGATGTAACTCTTCATCAATTCATTTTCCTCTTCTTTCGAAAAGTCGAAGTTGATCATCTCAAAACGAGATTGAATCGGTTCTGGAATCTTGTTGATGTAATTACACGTGGCTACGAATCGAGCATTAGCGCTGAACTGATCCATCGTAGCCCTAAGAGCTTTGAAAAACTGATCAGATACTCCGTCGATCTCATCGAGGATTACTACTTTCATTTTTCCGGCTTCGTCCATGATGCTTCTGTTTGCACAAAAGTCGGTAATCTTGTTTCTGACGGTATCAACGCTGGTATCAACCGAAGCGTTAATGTAGCAATAAGGAAGACCGAACTCTTTGACCAATACTTTAGCACTACTGGTCTTTCCTGTACCAGGGCTGCCGTAAAGCAATAGATGTTGATAAACTCCTTTCTTGAGCTTCTCCATGACTCTAGCCGGAACGATGAGCTCATTCAAATTCTTTGGCCGATACTTCTCATAAAAGAGGACATTGTCTATTTTCACGTTTTTCTGTTTTTTGTTGTTGCTATCTTTTATATGTGGAATCGATCTTTAGTTTCAGAGACATTTCGAGGCCCCTAGAAGTCACTTCTACGCATAGGATAAATATCAATATGGCAACACGTAGAAATGAAGGTGGCGGTGAATATATCATCAGGAGGAGGACAAACGTCATCCGAGTCAAGCCCCAAGAAATCAAGAAAAAGTTTGACGATCCTAGACCGGTAAGAGTCTTAGAGATCTCATCATCCAGACAATCAATGGTGGATAGAGCAGTAGGGAAGATCACTGCTATCGAGGAGGCTAGAGAAATAAGAGCCACCACGCCGCCGGAAGAAAAGCACAGAAGAATAGCCAATGTCTGGAAATACGACAACTATACTTACATTGATCCAATTTTTCTCGGAGACACTATCTATATTGTAGGTGGTGGAACTTCTCTGAAAGGATTTGATTTCAATAGGCTCAAAGACAAGGTCGTCATCGCAGTCAACAAGGCGTTCATGCATTTACCATTTGCTCAAGTTCTTTATTGGAGCGATACGAGATTCTACGAATGGCACTCGAAAGAAGTCGATAATTTCAAAGGAATTAAAGTCACCTGCAGAGCTCAGCCGAAGAGAGGAGACATTATTAATCTGCTCAACACTGGAAAGACTGGATTAGAAACAATGTCTTATGGATTGAGAGACGGTGGAAATTCTGGTTACGCTGCTATCAATTTAGCATACCATCTCGGAGCAAAAAGAATTGTTCTTCTAGGATTTGATATGCAGACTAATGGAAAAGAAACTCACTGGCATGAAGGTTACCCTTCAACTGCTGATACAGATACTATGGCTCGATTGATGGTACCTAACTTTGATACTCTGATAGATCCATTAGAAAAGAGAAAAGTCAAAGTCTATAACGCTTCTCAAATCAGCAAGCTTGAATCTTTTCAGAAAATCTCTATCGAGGAGGCTCTTGCTTTCGATTAGCTTTCACAAACTTTAAGAAGTCTTTCTGTTCTATCTTTAACAGAGATTTGCAGTGCTCTGTGAATTCTAATGAGCTCTGTTTGATTCTAGAATCTATTCTCTTTGACCCGGAATGAGCTTCTTGACACGTAGAACAGAGAAAGTTTTCAGGTGAGAAATCTGTCATGCTAGATTTAATCTCATCAACGCAAACGGCACACTTCCAATCTACTAACTGAGCATCTTTGTATAACTGAATGCGGTTGGTAAAGGTTCCAGCGAAAGGATTGTGCAAAGCTGCTCTATCAATCTTACGCAATTGTTCTTGGTAGAAGACGTAGAACACGGCAGAGATAGAGTCCTTTTTTCGAGAAATAAACTTAAGATGATCGTTATCGAAGAGAAATCTCCTTTGATCTTCCGTCAGAAATTTGAGCATGATTCCATGCTTTCTAGGAGCTTTACCCCAGTCTCTAATGCTGATCTTGGGGCTCTTACGAGAATTTCTTTTCGTTGACAAAATCTTTGAAGCTTTTAAGAGTGGTGAATGATTCTTTCGCGCTTCCCTTCCAAGGGTCGCCTTCTAATTCTCTCTTTCTTTTAGAAAGATTTTCTCCTTCATCATCTATCTTCTGGCGTTCTGCTTTAAGACTCTCAATTTTGTCTTTCACCGCTTTCTCTTCATCACCAGACTTCCACTCAAGTTCTTTTTCTAAATCCTTTATCTGTCTGGTTATTTTACCTCTGTCCTCTATATTCTTTTCAATTTCTGCGTCAAGGGCGACCATAGGATCTTCCGCTTTTGGTTCAGCTGCTTTTGGTTCCGCTTTTGGCTCAGCTGCTTTTGGCTCAGCTGCTTTTGGTTCAGCTTTTGGTTCAGCTGCTTTTGGTTCCGCTTTTGGTTCAGCTTTTGGTTCAGCTGCCTTTGGTTCAGCTTTTGGCTCAGCTGCTTTTGGCTCAGCTTTTGGCTCAGCTGCTTTTGGTTCTGCTGTAGGCTCATCCTTAGGTACTTTAGCTTCAGCTTCTTGTGAAGCTTTTACTAAATCTTCTAATTCTGATTGTGCTATAGTCATGGCGTCCTTTTCAGCCTGTATGGAATTTTGCAATTTAGTTATTTCAGCTTGCGGGTCTGCTACCTTCTTTTTGTCATATTTACCGGCTTTAAGATCAGCTATTTTATCCTCAGCATCTTTTATTCTACCTTTATGATCTGCAATGATTCTCTGCTGATCCCGAACATCTTGTCTCGTTCTAGCTACGGCTTCATCAGGGGTTTCATCTTTAGGAGCTTGTGATGTAGTAAGAGGCTTATCAGTTGGCTTATCAGACTTAGGAGCCGCCGGAGGAGGTGGTGGCGGTGTTGTGCTTGTCGAGCTTGAAGTCTTATCGTCTCCAGTATCTACTGTCACATCGCTATCCTTCTTATCTTTGGTTTTTTCACCCTTATCTTCTGGCTCATCAGCGCCTTCGTAATCTCCGAAACCCTTCTGAAGACCTTGGATTTTCTCCATGTCATCTTTCATCTGTAGCTTCAATTGCTTCTTCTCTTCATCATCAGCTCCTTTGAAAAGAACTTCATTCTTCTTCACTCTTGCTGCAGTCTTAACTAAAGAAGCCAAGTCCTGCAAAGAAGAATTCTTCTTGGCGAGATCGTCTATTCGGTCTTTGATGCTCCCGACTTTGTCTGTAAGGGCATCACTTTTTTGATCGTGAGCAGCTTTAAGAGCGTCTTTGTTATCAGTAAATTCATCTTTAACTTTCTGAGCACCGTCATTGTCTCCTTTCTTCTTCAGGGCTTCAATCTTCTGCTTAGCAGCTTTAGAGGATGCCAGCTTTCTCTTCTCAAAGTCTAATTCAGTAGATGCTGAATCAACTTGAGCCTGGGCCAGCTTCTTACCGTTATTGCTGATTTTGGTCGCTGCGATCGGATTTTTAACAAAGGCTTTGCTCTTAGTGACTACGTCAAAGAGTCCTTCATTTAAGTCTTCTTGCAAGAATTGTTCTAATAGTTTTACTTTTGGCATGATGTTGAATTTAGTAGATTCTTGTTCTATATATTCTCACAAAAAAAGGGACTCCGAAGAGTCCCTTTCTAAAAATCCTATCTACTAGAGATTAGATGATTTGATAGTTATCAAATCTTACTCTCATTGTGAAATAGTAAAGGAATGGGAAGAAACCAGCGTCTACAAGAGCGAATCTTGATTTTACTGCAATCTTAGGAGCCATTGTAAGCTCTGCGATTGTTTGTACGCTTTCTGCCATTAAGTAAGGCATGAATACCAAACCTGGAGAGTTTCCGTCACCTTTTCTACCAACGCAGATTCTTGTATCTGTCCAGCTCATGTTAGGATCTACGTAGACTGTTACGCCTGCGATAGCACCTACAGGGTAGAGAGAACCACCAGCTTGGTTAACAGTGTTAGCCAAAGGATAGGTGATGAATCCTGCGATGTCCTGAAGAGCAGAAGCTACTTGACCGTTAGTAACGGCGAAGTTAGCAGCTCCTCTACGACCACGGATAGCGATGAGGTTAGAAGATGCGAGGATCTTAGAGAGAATTCTTCTCTGAAGAGTACCAGCATTGTCACCTGAAGTTGGAACTGTAGATGATGTAGTGATACTTACCGCGTTTCCTTCCCAGTCGTTACCGAGAGAAAGAGATGCTGAAGTTGAAGTAGAAGCAACATAGAGGTTCAAGTTAGTACCATCGATGCCGTATACTTTTTCAGCGTTGGTTGCACCAAGTTGGAAGAGTCTTCCAAGGATGAGCTTGTTGATTGACTGAGTCAATTCGTTCACGAGTACAGCTTCTACTTGAGCAACTGCATCGATACCGAACTGCTTAAGGTCTTGAACTTGCTCACGAGTTACTGCAGCAGCAACTTGGTAAGTGAATGCCTCAACAGACTTGTTGAAGAGAGAAAGACCCATGATGTTATCAGGAGTGTTCTCACCATTTTGTCTGAGGTAAGGCTGATCAGAAGTTACGTTGTTAGCAGTACCGCCGTAACCAGCAAGACCGTTACCAGAGAAACCGGTGATGTGATCTTCAAGAGCTTTAACAAGAAGAGCTGCACCTGCAGTAAGATCTGCAATTTTAGTTCCACCAGAAGCTGCTGTGTAGATGTCTCCAGCGTCAACTGCTGCAGCAAGAGTTACTGCACCTGCAGTACCGTTAGGCTGCTGAGCGCCACCAGACCATGCGTTCACTTTGAAGATTGGCCATCCGTCGATACGAGAAAGACCGATGAAAGTCAAAGCGTACTGAGTAGTTCCACCTGAATCTCTCAAGTAGTAAACAGTGTTACCAGCGAAAGAAGAAGCAGCATAGCCAGAAGCGTAAGTAGTGTTGCCACCATCGATTCTAACCATCAAAGGAGTCTCTAAGCTGTCAAGACGACCACCTTGGTAGATGAAGTCAAGATAAGTAAGAACGCCTAATGGACCGCTCATTGGAACAACTGGTACAAGGTCTAAACCTACAGTTTGAGCTGCAACTTGCATAGCAAGTGGAAGCAAGCTGAAAGGCTTGTCACCAGAACCGGCTGCTTGTGTTGGGAACGCAGTGTTCAAACCAGGATCGCCAGGGAAAGATACCGCACCCATGCCATAAAGGTTCATGTTAGGGTTAAGGTGAACTTGGTTGTACACGTTCTCGTTCAATTGGTGGAAGTGGCAGTATTTAGACATCCAAGAGAGCTTGCTCTTGTCGTTAATGCCAGTCGCCTCTTCAATCACAGGAGCCCAAGTCTTTACGACTTCTGCCTCATTGATTAATTGATTGTGCATTTTTTGTTTTTTGTTTTTATGCTTATTTCACGTTTTATCTTATTCCGCTCTTTGCTTCTCAGCAGTTAAGGACGTGATAGTGTTTAGTTGTACTATATATTATGTCTCAAATTGACTTTTTCAATTAGGACATTTTTACGTTTTTCATGAACTCTTTACCGGCTTTGATAGCATCGTCTTTAGACGTATAACCGCTTGAACTCCATACTCCAGATCCAGTGCTGCCATTGTATCTGTCATTATAAGGGTAGCTCGTATATGAAGCGCC